CAACTTGCCAGAAATGTGTACATTAATTTTAAAATCTTGAAACGTTTTACCGTAGCCCATCCACCGTGCCATACTAGCGTGGTATTCAAATTCTTCTATTGAACGTTGTACAATACCCGGATTGACGCTTGCTAGAACAACAAACTGGCCTGGATGCATACTAAGCCTGACATCATTGGCACGAGCAATATCACCCACTACTGCAAAGTTACGCTCGAGATAATCAATAACATCTGGACGTAACCAAAAATAACTCCAATTAGCGTGGGTATAAGCAGGTAGAATATCACTGCTTATACGCACCATACGCAAATGTGGGTCTAATGTGGAAACTCGTTCAACCAACTTACGAACAGATTCAATGTTTTGGACCATAAGATCCCAGAGTTTTTGTTCAGCAACATCTTTAGTTTGTCTGTCAAGCCAGGTGATTGTAGTGCCGCCTGTAGTATATTGTTTGGCATCGTCGTTAGCACCAACACCGTCAACTTGATCTGGACGATCAATCCACTTACACGCAAAACCAATACGTTTAATCATTAATAACTTTCTGAATAGACCATGAACCGTCTTTGTTGTCAACCCATTCCAATGTATCGGCTTCTTTCCAACCAACTTGATCTAATAGTTCTTGAGGTAATGGCAGTACTAGATCACCGCTGCCATCATCTGCCTCTTCAACAGTTACCGTCCATTGGGTCATTGTAGTCGAATGTCGTTAAGTTTTAAATTAATGAAAACAATGACTGCATCAAATGTAGCCCAAAAATAACTTCCATTAGTTAAGTTGTCAATACACGATAGAGACAACCAACCAATAATAAACCAAGTAATTGCATCTTGATTTCGAACATACCAATTACGAAATTCGCTCATAATAACTCCTTGTAAAACACTATTTTACACTATTTTACGGAAATAGTCAATCGTATCAACTAGACCATTTGCCAATATCACTGATGGTTCCCAATTCAATATCATCTTAGCCTTGGTAATATCAGGTTTCCGTTGTTTTGGATCATCTTGTGGTAGTGGCAAGTAAATGATTTTACTGGCACTATTAGTCATCTCAATAACAGTTTCGGCCAGTTCTTTGATAGTAAATTCTCCAGGATTGCCAATATTAATTGGACCGTGTTCATTACTGGCCATAAGTGACATCATACCATCCAAATTATCTTCAAAATAACAAAAACTACGAGTTTGACCACCATCGCCGTAAATTGTGATATCTTCCCCGCGTAGGGCTTGAACGATAAAATTACTAACTACTCGTCCATCGCCTATGGCCATTCTTGGACCGTAGGTATTGAAGATACGCATAATCTTTACATCAACATTGTGTTTACGATGGTAATCCATAAACAGGGTTTCAGCAGCACGTTTGCCTTCATCGTAGCAACTACGAATGCCGATTGGATTTACATTGCCCCAATATTCTTCTGGTTGCGGATGTACAGTAGGATCGCCGTAACATTCGCTGGTACTGGCCTGTAAAATCCTAGCACCAGTTCGTTTGGCCAGACCCAACATATTGAACGCACCGATGACACTAGTCTTCATTGTCTGTATTGGATCGTGCTGATAATGTTGTGGACTTGCGGGACAGGCTAAATTGTAAATTTCATCTACTTCAACATATAGTGGGATACAAATATCTTGACGAATAATTTCAAAATTTTTGCAGTCAAGTAAATGTTCGATATTTTTTTTGCTGCCTGTAAAATAATTGTCCACACAAAGAACGTGATGACCTTGTGCAACTAATCTATCACACAGGTGGCTACCAAGAAATCCAGCACCACCAGTTACTAGGATTTTTTTCATAGTTTGCTGATTGCTTCTTTCAAAGCATCTGCAATTGGACGAATTGGAAACACCGCCTGTAATTTATCCGTTGATAAAATACAGTTACTTCGCGGAGCAACAACTGCATTAACAAATTCATCTTCAGTGAAGAATTCTTTTTCAATGCCCATCATACTGACAATTTCTTGAGCATTACTAAATCCAGGATTACATACATTGTAAATTCCTGTAGGTATAGTTTGATCAACTGCCATCTTTACTGCAACGGCAGCAACATCCGGCATATAACTCAAACTGTTATCGTAACTGATCAATTTGTTGTACTTCTTCATTTTGGTCAAGAAGTTTTTAGGATGTTCGTAATCACCAAATGGCATACGAATACGCAACAAATAACTCTTGTGCATAAATGGCTCAAGCATTTTCTGACCAAGTGATTTTGATCCGCTATAAAAACTTCCATTATCAAAATTGAAGTTAGGCTCGTCTAGTTCAGTAAAATGTTTATCATACCCTGTATAAACACACCCACTGCTGATATGCACAATAGGAATATTAGGATTTGCCAATTCAAGTTGTACTGGCCAAATCACATTGCCACTAATTGTGTCTTGTTTGTAAATTTCACAAGCATCAACATTAGGTGCGCCAGTATATCCAGCAGCATTGATAATGACAGTTGTATCTTCAGGAAGTGCGTCCGTGTGACTAATCCAATTATACGATCGTCGTTGATTGAAAAGTTCGTGGGAAATGTGATTGGCTACATAACCGTGTCCAATAAGAGTAATCATTCTGGTGCCTTTATAAGTTCAGGTGAGTGTTGTGGTAAGTCGGCTTCTTTATTGCTGCCTATTTTTTTAGCATTTTCAAGTCTTGCTGTTCTTTCACGAAGTTCGCTAGAACCATAAATGTGATCGCGCTTGTGATAATGTAATTCAATACCATTGTTCATACACCATTGCTTGCCGGTAAAGTCTCTATTCAAATATTCATCACTTAAAAAACGAATGTGAATAGTTTGTGTTTGCAATAGTTGTAGTAGATCAAATTCAGTTTCATAAACTAAAATTTCATCTACATACTTACAGGCTTGCAATTGTACATAACGTTCATATGAACTTTGTACTGGTTTATTTTTAACACCAGGTCGATCAATAGTTGGATCAATTTGTAATGCAACTATCAAATAGTCACAAAGTTGTTTTTCCATTTTGAGCATAGTAACGTGCCCTGCGTGTAATAAATCAAAACTGCTACAGTTAAAACCAATTTTCATTTGTTATCCTTTTTATTTTCTTCTATTCCGTATTGGCGATACAACCAAGCAATAAAATTTTCAATGTCTAATTTTGGCCCCACTTCTGTACCATAAACTTTATATGCCAATGTTACTTTTTCTAACCATTCTTTATCTAACATAGATCAATCCTGAAATTCATTGTCCTCGCGGTGTCCTTGACGACCGGCCATATTGCTATCAGTTTCACGAACTTCTACTTTACAGCACCAAACACGTTGGGCTTCTTCACTACCACAGTTGGGTAAAAAGATTGTGTTTACATATTCATACAAGAAGTCAGCAAGTCCTTCGCAGCCAGTCTTTTCAACTTCTGTAATTTTAGCAAGTTTCAAACGACCAAGTTCCAACAAGTGTTCACGCATTGGATCATCTTGTGCGACCAACAAAGTATGATCAAACCACTCTTCAAGATTTGCCTTAAGTGGTTTCAACCCGCCAAAGTCTGTACACCAGTTTCTAGCATCAAGTGTATCACACTCAAATTCAAAGTGGAAACTCATTGCGTAACCGTGAATTAGATTACAGTGACTTTGGGCACGCCATTGACGATATGCAACGGGGCCGATTTGCTTGTATGTTTTTGTACTGAAATATTTCTTTGCCATTATGTTCTCCTATGTATAATTATAGCATAGGCGGCAGAGTTTGTATACCGGGATGAACGCCGAAGGCCGGTTAACACTATTTAAGTGTCTGTAATTCGTCTTTAACTTTTTTGAGTTCTACGGAAATTTCTTCTATCATTGTTATTTCTATTCGATGACTGGAAATTACTTTTATCAGTGTATATATGAATAAAACCCAGCCTACAAATCCTCCCAGGAATAGTAATGTTAGTATTAAATAATATTCCTGTATTGACATAGTTATTTCCTAAAGTACATAATTATTTACTGTACTTTAGGATCAAGTTTAGTTATTGGTTAACGGCTTTGAACAACCTTATCGGCCAACCCGTATGCAACTGCTTCTTCAGCACTCAAGAATGTATCAAACTTCATAGTAGAAAACATTTCTTCATAAGTTTTGCCAGCAGTATTGTGTTTGACATATAGTTCAGTTAAGCGTTTGTTAATACGTTGACTTTCTTCAAAACTACGTTTGGCATCTTCAAATTGCAGTTCTTGAACGTGTACACTGCCACTTGTACCACGTGTACCTGAACTAACACGATGTACCATTGTGCGTGATTCAGGCAATACAAATCGTTTACCGGCAGCACCTGCATTGGCAAGGAACGAGCCCATACTAGCGGCCTGTCCCATAACATAAGTACATACATCCGGTTTAACAAATTGCATTACATCATAAACGCTAAGTCCAGCAGTAACTAATCCACCGGGGCTGTTAATGTACAAGTGAATGTCCTTTTCGCTGTCGGCACTTTCCAAATGTAGCAATTGTGCAACTACAATGTTAGCACTATGATCATCAACTGGACCATTTAGGAAAACAATGCGCTCATTAAGCAAGCGACTAAAAATATCAAAAGCACGTTCGCCTTGACCGGTCTTCTCGACCACCATTGGGATTAGGTTATTATACATTATTTTTCCTTTGTTAATCTGTTAGTTGATTTTTAAATACTTCAAGTTGATCGATAAGATTTTGACAGCCTGATTTGGTCATAGTAAGTGTACTATATCCCATTTTCAAAGTCATATGTGTACATTCAGCAGTCATACCAATACTGTAAATGGAATCTGGTGTATGCTCTTCTTTGGCAGGTTCAATATATGGCACTGGCGCCGGAAACTTAACCACGTTACTGTAGTCAGGCTTTTTAAACCAATCAAACATTATTGATATTCCTTATCCATCTTAATATTAGACAACCCAGCAACTACTTGGAAATTATCCCAAGCAATCTTTGCGGCTGGATTATGTTCCAACTCACTGTCGGGCAAGCAGGTCTCCAACCAATACTCACTTCGGCGTAACGGATGTGCTCCAAACTTGCGGGGCTGATGAAACTTGCCTTGTTCCCACAAGTCAATACTAACTTGTCGAAACTTTGCTTCATCTTCAGGATTGTAAAAATCGTAATCTCTCCATTCGGCCGCACTCATCCCACCTTGGCAATATCCCGCCCAGATCCCACTCCACTGTTCGTCATTGTTAGGATCAAAGTTTGTACGGGCAATAACAACCAATACATCTTGCATATCCACTCGACCTTCAACAATGTCACGGATACAACGGCTGTAACTAAGTCCAATTTTCATTCTGCATCTTTCAATAAACGAGCCTTGACACCTTCTGGATCACGCTCAAATTCTACCAACATTTCGCGCAATGCGTTATTGATGTACTCGTTAAGAGTAATATTTTGGCGGTGTGCGTTCAATGCTGCCTCCAACAATAGATCATTAGGGAGATCCAAAGGCACACTAATACAAGTGTCATAGTCCTCACCTGCCATAATGGCTTGCGCCTTTTCAATAAAGTCTTCTACAACTTCCAAATCCACATAGTCAACATCGTCCCACGCTTGATTGGCTAGAACACTTTTATGTTCAGCTTCCTTACGATGCTTTTCACGCTTGGTTTCCGCAATCATACGATATGCACGATCATTGGTATAGTCGTGTACGCACACTTCATATACCTTTTGGGTCTTTGTGCTGAAAATAATATCAAAACTGTATCCACCTGCGCCGTGAACACCATTCCAACTGCTTAGAATATAAGCATTTGGGCCGTAGCAAGTCCAACCATAAACACTACCTTCAGTGATTTTATAGTCTACCAATTCCATCCATTCTTTCATTGTGAGCATTTTATTTTCCTTCAGGGTAAAAATGTTGTTTAATTAATTGTACAGCAGATTCCTTGGTGCAGTCAACCACACTCTTATCAAAAGTTGTAATTGAACAATGTTTACTGGATTGTTCAATTAGTTCAATGCACTGTTGAATAATGATGTCGCCAAATTTAATAATTGCTTCTTGATCATACTTGTCCATTTTGTCCCAACAGCCACTGGCCGTTAGGCCAGCACTGTATAGTTGACTATCGAACTTGTCGTTCATTTGTACACCTTCAACAGTACAATGTCTTCAGACATACGACCATTCATAACAGTTTCCATTGCTTTGATCTTACCAAACCAAGTGTCAACTCTGCGTTGAGTGTTCTGCTCTTTGAACTCTTTAATCTGTTCAGCAGGCTTACGCAAAGTCTTTTGCATACTCTTTTCGGTAAACTCTGTAATGGTAGTACCCTTAACACTCAATCCTGCGCTAGTTTTAGCAACATAAATGCCTAACTTACGAGTCTTAGTATTGAACACTACTGCACTTTGAGCACCAATCAAACCCACTACTGGGACGCTAACAATGCCCAACTTGTCGTCAACTGTTTTAAACTTGACCTTAGCAACCAACTTGTCTGCTGGCACAATCTTCTTAGCACGTGGCTTCTTCATCACTTTGGCTTCTGCGGCAATCTGCTCGCAAGCCTGTGCAATGCTTTCGTAAAACTCAATCAATTTTTTAACGTTCTTACGACTGACGTGCTTGTAGCCTTCACGCAATTGATCGTCAGCATTGCCACTAGCCAGTTCCTGCAACTCCGACAAACCACGAGCAAAGAAACTCTTGATATAGCGAGCCTGTGCAGCCTTGGCACCCTTGCCACGCAAAAGGCTAACAATTTTGATATCTTTAGGATCAAATGCTTCGGGATCTGTAATCCAACTGTCAATTGCCGCATCAAGTTCGTCGCTCATAGTAACTGCTTGATCACGGATGCGGTCTTGGATAGTAACAGTTGGAACAACTGCCTTAACAGTTTTGTCCACTACCACTTCTTCAATATCGTATTTGCCTTGTTCTACAGCCTTTGCAATTTCACCTTTAAGCCAATCTGCAGAATCAGCATTGTTGTTCCAACCTTGCTTAACAGTGGGCATACCTTTGAGCAAACAGGCAGCAATAGCACCCATTGTCAAATTACAACGCCAGTCTTTAGTTTTCTTAAATTCTTGGATTTGTTCGCGGCTGTAATCATTACGGCCCATCCAGTCAATGACCTTAGGTTTAAGGTCCTTTGCGGAACTTTCCAATCTGTAATACTTCATTGCTTCACGAAAGTGAGCAGCAAATTCAGTTGGGCTCATATCAACAGCACCATCCCATTTGGGACTGTAATCACGTTTAGCATTTTCGCGAATGCTAACACTTGTAATCTTTTCTTTCTTTGCTTTGGGCTTAATCTTAATGCCTGCTACAACTGCCATGGAAAACTCCTAATTTGTGCAATGTAGTTATTATAATGTCTGACTAAAGGAAAGTCAAGTTAAGTTTTGATATTTCTATCAAAAATTGGTGTGGATAACCTGTGGATAACTTCTAGCCCCTATAAGCCCCTACAGCAGATATTGTAGTTATGTGGTGCTTTAACTAAATTACGCCTGCTGTAGGGGCTATAAATGCCCCGTAGGGCATTATTCTTCGTCCCACTCCACTGCAATCCAGCCTAGTTTTTTCAAATCTTCCCGGATTTCGTCAGTAACAAAACCTTCGCCCACAAACTTGTTTACCAATTCTTGGTGGGCAAGTTGTTCAGGAGTAAATGCCGCCAGTTCTTCTGGAGTGAGGTTTTCACCTCGAATGCCGCTACAGTACCAATTAATGTAGTCACCACATTCACGCATATCGGCAACAATACCGCCACTGCGACGCCAACTGCAACTCCAGCGTTGGTTCTTTAGAATTGGCATTGTATCCAATTTGATAAACTGCATATTGCACATTGCCGCATATAAGTTTTGGGCATAAGATTCTGATTCTTTTGCCTTATCACAAATCCATTTGGTACTACGGAGATCATACTCCATATTATCTTTTTGCCATTTAGGATCTACAAGATTTTCTTCATCCTGTTCACGCCAAGTTTTATACATATTAACATAGTCGGGATTGGGTAATTTTCCTGCTTCCTCACAACGTTTTACATACCCCTCCATTTGAAAAGTATGACGCTCGGGACTGCTATTTATTTTGGAATCGGTACTCACGCTTTAACCACCATTTGTATTTTTGAAAATATTCGATAGAGTCATAGGTTAACTTTTGCCCATAACTTTCTAACTCATCAATATGCTCATACCATTTAGACTGGCACCAAGATCTAAAAGTCATTGTAAATTTCTCGGTGTTTCAATATTGGAGAAAGATTTCATTATCTTTTGAGCAAGTTCTGGATCTTCTTCAATCAAATCATCGATGTCAACTGATCGTGATTGATTTAAAATTTCGCCAGATGCGACCATACGAGTAATCTCTTCCATTAGTTCATCAAGTTCTTCCTGGGTGCCATCAAAATCATCAAAGCAGCCGGGTGCAAATTCTAATTTAAGTTTCTTTTCTTCAGTCATTTACTTCTTTCAATTAAGTCCATAGTGCATCGCGCACTTTAATCAAACGAATCATCATTTGCTCATCTTCTTTTTCGTAAGCCGCTTCAATCTTTCTTAGTTCCTTATGTGCCTGTGTTCCGGCCTTTTTAAGTGCAGGACTCTTATCGCCACTAAAATTTAATTTGCCACCATTTGCCAAGCGGCTAAGCTCACAGTAGGCAGTCCAACCACTAGCATCGTATGGGTCTGGGCGATTGCGGTAAGTTTCAGTCCACCATACATATAGTTCTTTAAGTTCTTTGGCACGTAATGCTTGACCAGTTGGGCGTCCGTAGTTTTTGTCACCTTCTTCTACACCCATATCGTTGCCAAGTGTAAGTGTCATTGCCCAGTCAAGATGATCTAATCCTGCTTGTGGACAACGCCAAGTGCGCCAACGCCACCAACCCGTTGCCCAGAAGGGAGGGTTGTATTTGGCACGGTCTTCTTTGCTGCCCCAGGCAATATGACTCCACGCTGATTCTATTTCAATAAAATCAACCAACTCATTGAATAAGCAAGGCAAAAAGCGGTTCCCCACGTCTTGCCACTGGCCAGGTTTAATATCCCGGGGATGAGCGGTAAGACTATGAGTACGGCTAACCCAACGGTTGTTAATGTAATATTTTGCATCGTAAATCTTTCTAACAGGCCACGTTACAAAGTCTTGCAAATGGCTAAGCCCTTCTTCGGCCAACCAGTAGCGGAAGTTATGTTTCATTTGGGCAGTGGTAGTCCACTCGTCCCACTGCTCGCTGGTACCCATACTGAGTTTTTTAGTGCCGCGTACCCAGTCTGCAAAGGGAGTACAACTCCAATAATTTGAATGATGTGCCATAATGTAAAAATCCTGTTTATGTATTTAATTGTACGCTAAACAGGATTGTGTGTCAATTACTTTTTAAGGAATTGCGATAGTTCAGGCGGTTGCCAACCAAGAGGTTTCAAAACCTTCCCATCTTCCCGTTTACGAACTTTGCCAGTTTCTTTATCAATCTTGTCAAAGTTAGTACGCATTACTTCTTTCCAAGCACCTTCAGCATCAAAGCCTGCACTATGTATTGCTCCAATAGTAACAACCAAAATGTCGATGAGTGCGTCTAATACTTCAATATCATCGTTGTCTGCCAATGCTTGCTTCAGTTCTTTATGTTCTTCTTCAATAAGAGCACAGTACATATCAAACTGCGATCCTGGAGGACCGTCTACTGTTTGGTCGCAAGCCCGCATAAACTTTTCTTGATCTCTAAACGGATTCATATTACTCTACTACCTTTAATTGTTTTTCGTTATAGATGTGCAATGCACCTGCAATTTCAGCAACAGTACATTCGACTACTACTCTGCGTTCGTTTGATAATGTATCAAACACTGATACAACAACACCTGGCCATTTGTATCCGCTAACTTTTTCTACCTTGTCGCCCACTTTTAATTGTGTTTCCATTTTTATCTTCCTGTTGTTGATCTACTAATTGTTGGTCCTGTGGTATTGAAATCAATACCGGCCATTTTTCCTTCGTATAGTTTACCATTCCAAATCATATTCAATTTAACTGATTTGTTCAAGACAACTATTAAGTTTTTCTTTTCTTTGAATTCCAGCACTTCAGCCTCCACTGACTTACTGCTGTTATCCTGCTTGACTACACACTTGTCACCGTAACGAACAACTTCCATTTGACACCTTTATTTTAAAAAGACATTGTTAAATTGCTGCATAACTATCTCGGGTTTGAATTGTTCTACCCGTTTAGTCCAATCCTCTGATTTAGCTAGTTCTTCAATACGAGTTAGTTTATTAAGTATTGTGTTTTCATTATACAGTAGTCCTGAATTTTCTAAAACTTTTGTATGATGCAAATCATTTCCGCCTTCCCAAGACAACACAGGTTTATTAAGACTCAGTGCTTCAACAACAGAAAGACCAAAACTTTCGCCATCTATTCGAGCGTGTATCATTGCATCCCAAGTATCGATTACATTAGCTTTATCTTGTAAATCTTGAATCTCATTAAAGAATCTAACATTAGGATGGTCAATCCAAGGTTCAGTTCCAACAAATAAAAATACAAACTTATCAGTAGCATTTACTAGATCAGCAATGGCTTTTTTAACAAATGGTAAATCAAAAGTATTTTTTCCGCCATGCCTTCCAAAAATAAATTGGTCAGGTCTAATACCTAATTGTTCACGATAGTTGTCGTTTGGTTCTGGCAAGTCTACAATATGCGGTACCCAAGGCAGTGATGCAACGCCTGACCGTTGTGTCATGGTTTTGGCCAACCATTCGGATACATACGCATATTTGTCTCCGTGCGGTTCGTAATTTTGAAATACAGAGTGTACTCCAGTTTTACAATTATTAGGCAAAAACTCAATGTTTCCACTTCTTAAAAAATAAGAAAAATCAACTGCTTCTTTTTCAATTATACGTTGCAAATCTTCAACACCCTGATGTCCAATAATTTGGAACTCTGATTCTAATCGCTCACGAACACCGAGATCAGTTCCTAAATATCCATCAGGACGTTGTGTAGCATCATAACAAATAATACTTTCATTTCCTAATATTTCTTGATTATATCGAGCGTATGCAACAGTTGCTACTGTGGTGCCACGAGTATCAAGTTGGTTGTTATGAAATAAAACTTTCATTTAACTTGTCCCCATTTTAGATAAAACTCACTTAACTTTTTCTTTTCTAATTCTGCTACAATAGCATACTGATAACCGTATGTCAAATGATCCACGTTCCTATGCCATTCGGGTTTATCAATAGCGTGTTGCATGACAAACTGACCCTGTTCACTCTTTTCCCATTTGTGCAAAGGTTCGGCAGCATACAGATCTGGATCTTCTACATCACTTAATCGAAAACGATGGACGACAACTTTATGAATTTCTTTCACATTATGGTTGTCATCAACTGTATACCTTACTGATCCCATGACAAATGAAACAATGTTATAAACTTTTCAGCATCTTTACTATGTTTAAAATCCCATATATCAAAACTCATTCGATTAACATCAGGCCAACTCTTTAATTTTTCAGCAGCCCACTCAACTATGTCATTAAGTTTAGTAGTAGTCCAAGTGGTATCATCATCGGACTCTTCTACAAATTGTAAACGATAACCCGTGGCACGTTGGTGTAGTGTAGGTTTAATCACCGATTCCCTGTATGTCCAACTTCGAACTACTTTATCTAAATCGTCAAAGGCTGCAATCAAAGTTTCTTCTTCCGTGGATAATGTCTGCGCTTGGGTTTATCCATTACCAACGGAGTGTGTTCAGTACTTTGTTTTGATTTTTCAAGAGCGGCGTGAATGTCATCGTCACTAATTCCATCGTCTTCCGCATCTGTGTCAAGTACGGGATCGTCATCAAATACAAAACCCACAGTACTAGCAAATTTGATAGTGGACTCAATGCTGCCAATATTTCTCAAAGAGCCAACTGGACCAAGTTCATCTTGACTAATATTATGCCAAGTTCTAATTTCCAATAGAGGTTCGATATGCGAGGGAATTTCGATAACATAGTGATTGCCAACTGTATAACCAGCATCAGTTAAATCCACGACTTTGATTACGCGGCCTTTACTAGGTTTTAAATTGCTTCTATTGATACCGTATATCCAAACGTTATCGCCCACTTTGTAGGATTTTTTAACTGTCATATTTTAATCGGCCTCTGATACAGAGACCTTACCTTTGTTTTCAAGAAGGTCTTTGACAAATTTGATAGCTTTGCTATCTCGGTCATAGACATATTCTTGATCTTCGTCCTCGTCAGTTCGAAGAGTGACGATTACGCCATTCTTCACTTTACGAATCTCTATGCTTTCGAACAACATTATGTGTCCCTTTCGTTTATTTTGGAACTGATAAATTGTAGTTAAAGTGGAAAATACCAATGTGTGCTACTTCTCTGCTCAGCTCTTGATCGCACCAAATTTCATATCCTGCCTTTTGTGCCTGTTGGCAGAAGAATATGTCCTCACCAATTTCAAGATTAAGTGCTGGCACATATTCTTGTAGATAATGCGGTTGAGGAATCTTTTCGTAAACTTCACGTTTGCACATTACTAGTCCGTGGGGTAATACATCAATCAGTTCCATTGCAGGACTGTTGTCAGTTGTTTGAAATTCTGTGAACTGACCACTTGATCCCATCATACCTGTAAAGTTAGGATTGGGGAAACGACGACGACGATAGTTAGCACCAACGATTGGCTTGTTACGAGCCAACAAACGCATAGGCGCATCAATGGGGAATTTCATATCACTGTCTACCCAGAAAATATGGTCAAAGTCACTCTTTAAAAAGATATCAACTAAGTTACGACGGGCAATGGTAATAACTGAGCCAATGTTAAATGCACAATTGATTTTAATACCATTAGCAACCATATTGGCTGCGGCCATTGCTAGATGTTGCGCAAATTCAGCATTGACCATTTCCATTGCTGGAACTGCAATCATAACACTTGGCGGTTTACCTCCTGGTTGTTTTGCAGTCATAGGCGTCAACGGTGAGGTGGTTTTTGGAACCATCGACGGCCGTTGGGGAATATTAAGTTTTGTTTTTTTCATGTTTTACCTTTTAATTGTCCAAATCCATTGCAAGTGCTTCTTTAATCACTGCAAATAGTTCTTCCTCAGTACTGCAAAGGACTTTACAGTTCTTCCAATCATTTTCACTATCGCGGCCGCCGACTTCAATCATAAAGCCATTGTCGTAACGATTGACAGTAAATGATTCATTTACCTTAGTTAGTTTACCTAGTTGTTTTGCCATTTTAATTTCCTTGTGTTATCGTGGTGCAAACTCTTGTTGTAGTTTGATATTATCAAAAAACTCTTTTTTAGTGCCTTGGTCATTTTTAAATGCACCTTTGAGCACTGTTGTCTGTGTTAAACTAGAATGTGCCATAATTCCTCTATTCTCACAGCAGCCATGAGTAGCCTGTATGTAGACTGCTACGTCTTCACTGTCAGTTGCTTGTGAGATTTCTTTAGCAATGTCATTACATAGTTCTTCTTGGAGGGTGCCTCTTCGGGCACACCATTGGGCGATTCTTGTGTATTTGGACAATCCAATGAGTTTCTGGGCGGCGAGTATTCCGATGTAGGCCACACCAGTAACAGGCTGATGATGGTGACTGCACATACTACGAAGCTCACTCCTAACCACCAACATACCTTCATAGCGATCTTCGCTGTCGTTAGGAAATGCTGTACAATCTGGTCCTGATTCATATCGTCCTGCCATTATTTCGTTATAGTACATTTTAGCAAGACGCTTCGCAGTACCACGCGAGTTAGGATCGTTTTCTCGATCAATTAACAATGTATCTAATACTTGTTCAAATGCTACTGTCGCTTCTTTGATCAGTTCATCTTTTTCAACATCGCTAACATATTCACTAATGTTATCACCTGCCCAGAAACGTTTATTATCACGTTTCATTCTTTCTCGGATAACCTGGGCAAGAGGTCTTCCGTCTTCTTTTCTATAATAGAGCTGGGTCATATATTATTCCTATAGTTTATAATATAGTATTATTTAGGTTTTGTCAAGCAATTAAACATCATCTTTACTCAATCCCATAAACAGCAATTCACGTTCTGTAATATATGCAACTGGTTTTATCCAACCATGCCCAATGCATTCTTGTAATATATCTCGATAATTTTCTGGACATCGCTGACTTATTTCAAATCCTGCTCGGGGAGCAGTAATTAATCCGTCACTGATACGGAAATTCCTGTCACCTGGTTTAAGGCTTCGAATAGTGCTTCGTTTAGATATAAATGTCATAACACTATTATAGCATAGTGTTATTTAAAGGTCAATGACAGATCCAGTCGCGACTCTTGAAAGGCTTTCCCTCTATTGCTCGGGGAAGATAGCGTATTACTTTTTTCTTTACTCTTTTTATAATTTCGTGATTGTGGTCGTGCCCAAATGCTTTCAAATACATTTTCCAACTGCCGCCATTTTTTCTGCATTTGCTCAAATCCAAATCTAAATGTTTGATCACAAGTCTTTGATCACTTTTATACTTTTCCAAAAGTTCGCAAGCAATGTTAAATCCATATGCATCAATCTCATCCGTACAACCTAAATAGGCTTGTTCTTCACGCAGTTTAGTAGATGCCGCTGTACTAGCATAATTGGGCAAAGATTTAAATCCACGACGACGATATTGTCTCATATGGATGATTTCGTGTAGTAGTGTGTCAGCAATGGTGCCACAAATACCTTTAAATCGTTTTTTGGTTATTTTGAAATCATCGTGAATGGGATGATAGACAAATGTTATTTCTATACATTTCTTATCTTCTTCATCGTAGTCGCTATAATATGCGCCGCCCACAAATGTGATATGAGATTTAATTTTCTCATCCCAACTTATAGAAGTTTTAACGGGATATGTTCTTTTGAGATAGTTGGTAACTGTTTTGTGGAATTCGTAAGCCGAAATTGTCTTATCAGTAATGCGTGGTGCAAGACTGTATAGCCCTTCTATAATTTTAGCACGTTCTAGGTTACTCCAATCAAACATAGTCTCCCCTTTAACATTAGTATTTATTATAATAAACTATAAATGATTGTGATGTCAAATGGAGCGACTAACTTTTCAATAGGAGTCTCTCAATTTCATCTGCTGCTTCTTCCAATAAATCAGCAATACGATCTGATTTTCCCTCTTCTACGCTTTTTCTGCCAGGAATTTGTCTACGAATTTCTGCCCGTTTTCTCAAACGAAACACTAGACTTTGTTCACTTACGGGCAAATGACTTTCATCTTTAACCATA